TTACGCTTCACTTCAAGTGCTTTACGTTCCCGATATATCTTCCCATAAAAAGCCTTCTCGTTTCCCGAAACCTTAACAAAGCTCTCTCCTAACTTCCAACACAACACTTTCAACTGTGCATTAAATGGGCGTTTGGTTTTCTTTTTCCACTCGATAGTTGGGTCAAGCCCTGCGAATCGCCAAATGGCTCCTGCTGTGGGTGCTCTTGTGATATCAATATGTGCCACTAAACCCGATGCAATTACTTCTGCAATACCTACTACTGTGCGGATTCTTTTGCCAATAGGATGTGCATTAGAATAAACGTTCAATGCGGCTTTTACATTCTTCTCTAACACCGTAGATTGTGTCGACAACCAAAATAAAATGTCATGTGGCTCTTCTGACATTTGACGAATCTGATTGTTTGATCTCATTCTATTAGCTTGCATTTGATAGTATGAGTCT